CCAGCACGATCAGCCGCACGCTGGGGCCTACGGGCGACTTTGTGGGCAACCGGCCTGTCCTGCTGGACGACTCGACGTACTTCCGCGACCCCGGCACGAACGTCAGCTTCGGCATCAAGATGATCAATCAGCAGCAGTACAACGGTATTGCTGTCAAGACGGTCACGTCAACGTACCCGCAGGTGTTGTGGATCAACATGACGTACCCCGACATTGAGATGTACATCTACCCGGTGCCCACGCGGCTGCTGGAATGGCACTTCATCTCGGTCGAGGAGTTGACGCAGCCGGCCACGTTGGCCACCGAGTTGACGTTTCCGCCAGGCTACCTGCGAGCGTTCACCTACAACCTGGCGATGGAGATCGCGCCCGAGTTCGGCGTCGAGCCGTCACCGCAGGTTCAGCGCATCGCCATGACGTCCAAGCGCAACATTAAGCGCATCAACAACCCGGACGACATCATGAGCCTGCCGTACTCGCTGGTGGCCACTCGCCAGCGGTTCAACATCTATGCCTCTAACTATTGAAGATGTTTAATTGTTGTCGTACTTGCTATGCCGGCCAGCAATAAACCCTTTGACGCCTTTGACCGCTCGCAACAGCCCTTGGCTTTTGTAAGCATCAATCGCGTGCTGGATGTTTTGCTGATGCGTCACAAGTTCCAAGTTCTCAAGTCTGTTGTCAGCGCGGTCAAGGTTCTTGTGGTTAACTTCAAGCCGTCCGGGGATAACTCCATTAAAGGACTCCCACATAAGCCGGTGAACGGCGCGTCGTGTGTACTTCGCGTCTTTGCACAGCGATACTTGCAAGTACCCCTTCAGCAAAGTTGTTTTGCACGACCGATGCCCCGCGTCCCCAACCCACGTTTTGCCCAACTTGATGGATTGAGCCGTGGGGATGCTGACGCGCAAAAACTCCGCGACTTCTTTCAGTGTAGCGCCAGCGGCAAACATTTCTTTGGCCTGCGGCACTTTGGCTGCGTCTACGGTCTTGCTTCGTGCAACACGGCGCACGTTACCGTGATCGCTGACCTCGTACAAACTTTCAAAGCCAAGAACTGGTTTCCACGTTTCCATGCTCAACCTCCGTTTAACATGAATGGTAGTGTAGCATGAAAACGCCGATCCTCGGCTCCAGCTATGTGGCCCGCAGCGTCAACGCTGCAGACAGCCGCATGGTCAACTTGTTCCCGGAGATCGTACCGGAAGCAGGCAAGGAGCCGGCGTTTCTCAATCGCGCGCCTGGACTGCGGCTGTTGGCCACACTCGGCATTGGGCCGATCCGAGGTCTGTGGTCGTTTTCCAACGACGCTACCACCGCGTTTGTCGTCAGCGGCATGCAGTTGTACAAGATCAACACCAGCTACACCGCGACGGCGCTAGGTACGGTGGCCGGCACGGGGCCGGTCAGCATGGCCGACAACGGCACCCAACTGTTCGTTGCGGCCAACGGCCCCAGCTACATCTACAACAACGCGACCAACGTCTTTGCGCAGATCACCGACCTAGACTTTCCTGGCGCGGCGACGGTGGGCTACCTTGACGGGTACTTTGTCTTCAACGAGCCGAACAGCCAGAAGATTTGGATCACAAGCCTGCTTGACGGCACCAGTGTTGACCCACTTGATTTCGCCAGCGCCGAGGGTTCGCCTGACGGCGTGGTGTCGGTGCTGTCCAACTTCCGCGAGATCTGGGTCTTTGGCACTAGCAGCGTAGAGGTCTGGTACAACACGGGCGCGTCGGACTTTCCGCTCCAGCGCATTCAAGGCGCGTTTAACGAGTTGGGCTGCGCCGCGCCGTACTCGGTGGCCAAGATGGACAACGGCGTGTTCTGGCTGGGTTCTGACCCCCGTGGTCACGGCACGGTTTACCGCGCTGACGGCTACACCGGGAAGCGCATCAGCACGCACGCGGTCGAGTGGCACATCCAAAAGTACGGCAACTTGGCCGACGCGATTGGGTACACCTACCAGCAGGACGGCCACAGCTTTTATGTGCTGATCTTTCCCAGCGCCGACACGACCTGGGTGTACGACGTCGCCACGGGCGCGTGGCATGAGCGTGCCGGCTGGGATAACGGCGCATTCACGCGTCACTGGTCGAACTGCCAGATGTTCTTCAACAACGAAGTCATCGTCGGCGACTATCAGAACGGCAACATCTACGCCTTTGATCTTGAGGATTACTCGGACAACGGCCAGATCCAGCGTTGGTATCGAACGTGGCGGGCGCTGCCGACCGGGCAAAACAACCTCAAGCGCACTGCGCACCACACGCTGCAGATTGATCTGGAGTCGGGCGTGGGTCTTACCGGTTTTACAACCGCAGAAACGATATACCTTCAGACCGAAAACGACGAGTACCTTGTAACCGAGTCTGATGATTACCTGATTTCGGATGATGTGACGCCTATAACCCAAGGCAGCGATCCGCAGGTCATGCTGCGCTGGAGCGACGACGGCGGCCACACTTGGTCAAACGAGCACTGGGCCGGCATCGGCAAGATCGGCGAGTATTACCGCCGCGTGTTTTTCCGCCGCCTCGGTATGACGCTCAAGCTGCGCGACCGCGTGTACGAACTGTCCGGCACCGACCCCGTAAAAGTTGTTATCGTGGGGGCTGAACTCATTATCAGCCCGACAAACGCCTAATGGCTACGTCGCCCAGCGCCAACCCCACGCCGATCACCCCGCCTCGGGTGCCGATCATCGACCCCCGCACGGGGTTGATCGACCGCGCTTGGTATCAGTTCTTTTTGTCGCTGTTTCGGGCGTCTGAAACCGCGCTTAATAGCCAAGACTTAGGCCCGCCAGTACAAGACCTGAGCGGCGACTTCGGCAATCTCTACGACCAAGCGCAGCTTGCGTCGATGATGGCGCGGTACGACGACTGCTGTCGTGTGCTGGAGCAGCGTCTGGATACGCTGCCGTCTGATCAAGCCGAGGGGCTACAGGCCCAGATTGACAACGTGCGTCAGGAGTTGCAGACGCTGCCCAACGACGCGCTGCAACCGCAAATTGCCGAGTTGCAAAAGCAGATTGAAGCATTGCAAGTTCAACCAATCGTTGACGCAGGGGCAATCAGCGCGGCCATCGCTGCGTTGTCAAGCGCTCCGGTAACGTACACGGCCAACTTCTCGGTTGCCAACGGCGAGACTTGGCTGATCAACAACAAGTCAGGGTCGTCCTGCACCGTGACGCTGCCGACTGCCAGCACCAGCACAGGCCGCACGTTGCACTTTCAAAATTACCAAGCGCAGACGCTTGTGTCAGCGTCGAGTAATGTGGTGCCGCTGGCCGGCGGGGCTGCGACGACGGCTATTTTGGAGGCTGTCGCCGGGGCAAATGCCACCTTGGTTTGTGACGGCACAAACTGGATAATGACGAAATACGACTCAAACAACGCGCTGCAACTTGAATAAGGAGCCAAATCATGACCGTAACCGTCAAAGTTTTTATCCCGGCCAAGATAGCCGAAGCTGCGCAAACCACGCAGTACACTGCTACGGGCGTGACCGCGCTTATCGACAAGTTCACCGCCACGAACTACAGCGCCTCGGCTGCGACGATCAGCGTGAACCTGGTCACGTCGGCCGACACCGCGGGAAACCAGAACTTGATTGTCAAAACCAAATCGTTGCAGGCCGGCGAGACGTACACGTTTCCCGAACTGGTCGGCGCGGCGCTTGCGCCTGGCGGGTTCATCTCTACAATCGCCGGCACGGCAACCGCCATCAACATCCGCGCAAGCGGGCGCGAGGTAACGTGACCACTCGGCTAGTACCCAACCGTAGCGAAGCCTTGCAAGTCGGTTACGCGGCTACGGATTGGTCACGCCCGATGGATTTTGACACCTACGCCGCAGCGGTGGCCGACTGGGACGTCAAAGCTATTGAGCGTGACGGTCAGTGCATCGGCGCGGCGTTTTTCAAAGACGACGAAGTACACGCTTCTGTGGCGCCTGAGTGGCGTAAGCGCTGGGCGACTAAGGGTGTGTTGAAAGAACTGTTTGCCAAGGACCGCGTAACCACCCGCGTGACGCCGGGGCATGAGTATATGAACGACATCCTCAAGCGATTGGGGTTCACTGAACAGCCTGACGGGATGTTCGTAAAGGAGGCTCATCATGGGCATTGAAGCCGCCATCATCGGCTCGGCAGTTCTGGGTGCTGCTTCTTCCCGAAGCGCAGCCAAGACGCAAGCCGGCGCCGCGCGGGACGCCGCAGACGCGCAACTGCAGGCCAGCCGCGAGGCCAACGCGCTGCAGCAGCGCATCTACGAAGAGAACATTGGCCGGCAGCAGCCGTTTCTGCAAGGCGGGACTGAGGACTACAACCGGTTGCGCTCGCTGATGAGCGGCGGGCCTGGTGCAGCGCAGAACTTCCTGCAGATGGACCCCGGCTACCAGTTCCGTCTGAGCGAAGGCATGAAAGCGCTGGACCGCCAAGCCGCGGCGCGGGGTGGGCTGATCTCGGGCGGCGCGCTGAAGGCCGCGCAGCGGTACGGCCAAGACCTCGGCTCGCAGGAGTTCGGCGCGGCGTACAACCGTCTGGCCGGGCTGGCTGACGTCGGCCCCCGCGCCGCAGGCGTGATGAGTGGTCTGGGGCAGAACTTTGCCGGTCAATACGGTCAGAACCTGATGGCCGGTGGGCAAGCCGCCGCGCAGGGCATGTTGGGCGCAGGGTCTGCACGGGGTTCCGCATACATCGGTGGTGCTAACGCGCTGACCGGAGCCTTGGGGCAGTACCTCAACTACACTCAGAATCAGAATTTGATGAACAGATTGCTGCCTGGTGGCGGCGGTGGCGGCAGTATCGGGAATTACCCGGTAATCCCCGATACCGGCATGTACCAAGGTTAAGGAGTAGTCATGCCGCTTGATCCTGTCATCGCCGGGGGGTTCCGAGGGCTGCAACTGCAGGACCCGTTGGAGCAGTATGGCCGCATCAGCCAGATTCAGCAGGCCCAGCAGCAGAACCAGTTGGCCGCGCTGAAGATGCAAGAGTACCGGCGCGGGGTGGAAACGCAGAACCGCTTGCGCAGCCTTGACCCAAGCGCGGCAAACTACATGACGGAAGTCATGCGGCTAGACCCCGAGCTGGGCTCGCAGCTCATGCTGCGGTCCAAACAACAGACCGCCGCCGAGCGCGCAGCCGCTGCGTCGGAAGCCGAAGGCCGCGCCAAGAATCTGTCCTATTGGCAAGGGCTGGCCCGCGATTCCGCTCGCACGCCGACCGACGATGTGGTGGCCGGCCTTGCACGCCGCGCTGTTGAACTGGGAGTTACAGACGAAGGCACGGCGTCGTCGCAGTTGCAGCAGCTTTTGGCTATGCCCCCCGAGCAACGCAGGCAAGTGTTGGCTCAGTACGGCGCTTCTGCTGCAGCACCACCAGCCGCCCCGGCTACACCTGCGGACGTGGCCACAATGCAAGCTCTTGGCTTTCCGCTTACGCAGCAGGGGTATGAACAATTCCGCGCCGCGCAGCGCCAGCCGCCAACGTATACGCCTTCTCCTGACATGCAAGGCTACGAGTTGGCCAAGAGCCAAGGGTATAAAGGCACGTTCTTTGACTACCAGCGTCAGTTGGCCGAGGCAAAACGCCCGCCCGCGCAGCCGCGTGAGCCCCGGGAACCGCCAGCGCCGATTCCTGTGGTTGACCCGGCCACTGGCCAAGTGAAGTATGTGCCGCGTGATCAAGCGGTCGGCATGACGCCGCCGCAGTTTATGGAGGGCCTGACGCCAAAAGAACGTCAGAAGCGCGAAGCGCTGTTCCCGAAAGCCAAGCAGGCGGTCGCCACGGTTGAAACTACGATGGGTGATCTTGTCGCGGACTTGGAAAATCTTGCTGCCCATCCCGGGCTTACTGGAATCACGGGCGTTGTCTACGGGCGCACCCCGAGTGTGACTCCCCAAGCTAGAGAAGCGCAGGCTTTGTACGACAAAATTGTGGCTCGCGGCGGCTTCTCGGAATTGCAAAACATGCGTGCGGCGTCCCCGACCGGGGGTGCTTTGGGTAACGTATCAAACGTAGAAGGCGCGCAACTCAAGCAAGCCTTCGCCGAAATTGGCCGGGAACAGGCTACAGAAAGCGTCAAAAAGGCGCTGTTGCGCGCGGCCGAGAACGCCAAACTTGTCAGGCAGCGAGCGCGGGAAGCGTTTGAAGACACTTACGAGTACCGGCAAAGCGGCGGCGCACGCCCTCCCGCACCTGCGCCCGCTGGTGGCGCTGTGTCAGTAACGCTGCCTGATGGTAGAACGGTGTCTTTTCCGAACCAGTCTGCTGCCGATCAGTTCAGGAGAGCCGCTGGGCTCTGACGACAATGGCAACGATTGATGACCTGATTAAGCGGTTTGGTGGCGCTGTTTCGCCCGCGCCTGCCCCGGCAGTCGATTTGGCCGCACTCGCGGCGCAGTATGGCGGCGCCATGCAACCTGCCACACCCCCCGGTGTGATCCCCGGTGCTGCACCTGGTCAAGTTGCACCGCCTGCACAACCTGCGCAAGTGCCGCTGACTCAGCGGGCGATCTCCTTCGTGCGCCCCACCGTCGAGGCGCTCGGTGCGGCCGGTGGCGCGGTTGTGGGGACACCGCTCGGGCCAGCGGGTGCAGTTGGTGGCGCTGGCCTCGGCTACGGACTGACCAAGGGTGGTCTTGATCTGCTGGAGACCGCGCTTGGCTATCGTCAAGGCCCTGCTACGGCCGGTGAGGCGCTGATCGGTGGTGCGCGGGATGTGGTGACGGGTGCTGCGTATGAGACAGCCGGTCGAGTGGCCGCACCCATCATCTCTGCTGCGCTTCAGAAGTTCGGCACCTCGGCTACCCGCGCTCTCGATGTCAAGGGACGACAGGCTACCAAGATCGCTCGCGCCGCAGCCGGTAGGGAAATCGATGCCATCCGCTCCGCGTTACGTGGTGCTGACCCCAGCGACCTGCCGTCTCAGGCCACTGCCAACATTGACCGCAAGGCGTGGCAGTCGCTGAATGAACTCGGTGCATCACTCGACGAGACGGATGTGATCCTGCGTCGGCAAAGTGAGGACCGACTGGCTGAACTGGCGCGATTGGCTCGCGGCGGCAACGAGACAGAAATCCGCAACGCCATTGACGAATCTCGGTCTGTCTTGAATCAACTCACCACGCCAATGCGTGAAACCGAGATGGCTGCTGCTAATCAGGCAGCGCAGACGATGGCTCGCCTGCAGCCACAGATCGCACAGCGTCAGCAGTCGATGGTGTCGGCGCTGCGGCAGGGGCAACCTGCACCCGTACCTGCGCCGCAACAAGGCGGCTTGATCAGAGGCACCGTGACAGGCGAGCCGTTGCAAGGTCAGTCGATGGTTGTGCCGGGAACGGAGGCAGCACGACTCAACACCCTCGCTGCTCAAGCGCAAGGGCCTCTGCGGCGACCGGATCAGATGATCGTTGCTGGTGAGCCGATTGACCGTTCTGCGACATTCCTGCGCAACCGTCTTGCCGCATCAGCCACTGAACAACAGGAAACCGCAGACATCTTCACTCGCCTCGCTGGTCAGCGTCGCGCCGAGCGTGATTTTCTTCAACGGCAGATGGGCAGTTTGGAAGACTACGGCCTGCGCCCGCTGAGCATCGACAACGTGACGGACGCGATTCGGGCGTCAATGACCGCGCCAGGCAAGCGCATGAGCAAGATCCACCAGCAAGTGATGGGTCAGTTGGATTCACAGCTTCGCTCTGCCGCCGCGCTGAATAACGGCGTAGTGGATGTGCGTGACCTCTACACCATCCGCAAAGAAGGCGTCAACGAGATCATCGACACCTTAATGGCCGGTCAAGATCCGAAGGTGAGCAAGAAGGTTGCCGCCGACGTATTGGCCATCGTTCGACCAGAAATCGACAATGCCATCGTTCGCGCGGGCGGCACTGAATGGAAGCAGTATCTGGACACTTTCTCAAAGGGTGCGAAAGACCTTGAGAAGCGCCAGATGGCTGCTGAGGCGTTCCGCATGTTCAAGGACTCTCCAGAAGAGTACGTCAAACTCGTCCGTGGTAACAACACCGCTGCTGTCGAGTCTGTCTTCGGCACAGGCAACTTCGACATCTTCAAGGAGATGGGTAAGGAGATGTCCACGCTCAACAAGGTGGCCTCCTACGTCGAGCGGCAAGGTGTCATTGCAGACAAGGCCAAGGGTGGACGCGAGGAACTGGTGCGACTGATCGACGCCAACAACTGGCGTCGCCGCCTACCCAACTGGTTCAATCCTGTGGTCACTGCTGCCAATCTGGCGCTGCGGGACGTCGAGAAGCGCATCAACGAGAAGACCCTCGACATCATTCGACAGGCCACCTTGTCCAACCAGTCAATGCTGGAGTTGCTTGAAGGACTGCCGCCCAGTGAGCGCAAAAAGCTCATGCGACTCGTCAACGGTTTGTCTGAAGGTGCCAAGACACAAGGCGCTCGCGCAGGCGTCACCGCCACAATGGCACCCGAACAGCCCGAACCCGCACAGTAACACCGCAGAATAACCCCAGGAGCCCCAACCATGACCGCGCTCTCCATCCAGCCCCCGTACCCCACATTCACCGACACGGACGGCCAGCCGCTGGAAAACGGCTACATCTGGATCGGCACGGCGAACCTGAACCCGATCACGAACCCGATCACGGCCTACTGGGACGCGGCGCTCACAGTGACTGCGGCCCAGCCTATCCGCACGCTGAACGGCTACCCGGAACGCTGGAACGCCTGCGCGGCTGTATGTCAATTCGGACTACAGCATCCAGGTGCAGAACAAGAACGGCAGCGTGGTGTATTCGGCGCCGGGGGCTACGGAGCGGCTGAGTGCTGATCTGGTGACGTTTGTTCAGGCGGGCACCGGGGCGGTGCAGCGCACGGCGCAGGCGAAGATGCGCGATGTGGTGTCGGCGAAGGACTTTGGTGCTGTGGGCGATGGGGTGACGGATGACACGGCGGCGATTCAGGCGGCGATGGATGCGTCAAGCGGTGTTCATTTGCCGGTGGGGGTCTACAAGATCACTGCGGCGCTGCGAATGAACAACAACAACTTTGTCGTCGGTGAAGGCAGGGGGTCACAAATTCTTGCCACGCACAACGGTGCAGTTTTTCGCGGCAAGGATGTCACCCCAGCAAGCGGCACCAACGTCCGCAGATATAGCGGCGGCGGCAGAGATTTTTCGATCTACGGCCCCGGAACCGGGCTCACAGCAAGCATCGCGCTTGATATGCGCGGCTGCACGATGTTCAAGTGGTCCAACGTGTTGATTCAAAATATCAACACTGGTGTGACTCATGGCGATGGATATTCATCTTACTACAACGAATATTTTGGTGTTGATATATCCGACGTAATAGTCGGACACTACAACACCACACTCGGGAATGAAAATACCGTATTCGGCGGCAGAGTTAACTCCTGCACTTTTGGCACGATAGATTCTGATTGTTCGCACAACAAATACTTTGGCATAGCCATTGAGGCATTCACTACAGGCCATACCATTAGCGGCGCTTCGGCTGTAGGGACGCACTACATATCTTCCCGTCTGGAGGGCGGCACTACTGGAATCAACATCAATTCCAATGCACAAGATACCGTTATTCTGGCGCCGTACTACCAAGCCCTTACTACGGAACTAGTTGATAGCGGTGCAAAGACCGTAATCTTCAGCGACCTTGGGTTCAAAACACGCTATGGCTCGCTGGTTCAGTGCATTTCAAAACAAACAGTCAATCAAGCAATCGGGCCAATTTCCGCAAACTCCGTTAGTCAGATTGCCTTTACGTTGACAGCCCCATCGGGGACAAGTTTTCTTCCGGGTGACGCATTCAGCGTCACTTTGCCCGCGTCCTGGCCCGGCAGTTTGATGGCCGGCCCGCTGATCGTTGGTGGCACAAACACAGTCTATCTGCCTGTCTACAACTACACGGCATCTCCCGTGAGTTTGGCGGCAGCGAACTATGTGTTCACGGCCATCAAGGCGACCTGACAAGGGCCGACCATGACCCCCCGCTCCGCACCCCACGTCGTCCGCTGGTTCCTGCGTGCCACCGGCTACGGCGGCATCACGCTGCCGCCGTGGGGCATCTTCATCCTGGCCGAGCGCATCAACGAGACGGCGCTCGTCAGGCATGAGCAGCGGCACTGGCTGCAGTACCAGATGCTCGGAGCGCGGCGGTTCTACGCGACCTATATCTGGTACACAATCCGCTACGGCTATCGGAACAATCCGATGGAGATCGAAGCACGCGAGGCTGAACGATGACGGACTACATCGGCCCTGAGCGGCGCAAGGGTGGCATCACCGAAGACCGGGTGCAGGTGCTCATCCAGGAGGCTGTGAGCAAGGCCCTGGCGGCGCATGAGCAGCACCTGACAACGCACATGGACAACCAGTTCAAGGCGCTGCGGCAGACGATCACC